GTGCCTTGCCCGCGTCGCAGCCCTTCTCCTGCCATACTACGAGAAGGACACGCCGCAGGCCGTGCGCGAGATGGAGGCCGAGGATTGGCGCGAGGCGCTGGGCGAGTTCCCGCGCTGGGCGATTGAGAGAGCCGTTCGCTGGTGGAAAAGCGACGCGAACCCAGATCGGCGAAAGCGGCCGCTCGAGGGCGATATTGCCGCTCGATGCCGTGTCGAGATGAACGGCGTGCCGTCGGCGGTTCAGATGCTCGAGTTTCGTCGCAATGGCCGAGACTTCTCGACGCCGCAGCTCCCGCGCGAGAGGATCTCAGCAGAACGCGCAGCCGAGATCTTGGCCGAAGCAGGCCTATCGCCGCAAAGGATGCCGCAAGAATAATTGCGGCAAACGCAAGAAACATCTCGCGCGGTTCGCAAATTTGTGATTTTCTGCGCGAGCAATCAACGGAGGATGCAATGGCTGATTTGAACCGCGCAACGCTTTTAGGGCGGCTGGGCAGAGACCCCGAAATCAGGACGATGGGGAACGGCGACAAGGTCGCGTCGTTCACGCTCGCGACCGGGGAAAAGTGGAAGGACAAGGCGTCGGGCGATGACAAGGAGCGCACGGAGTGGCACTCGGTGGTCGTCTTTGGGCCGATCGTTCGCGTCGTCGAGCAATATCTCGAAAAGGGAAAGCGGATTTATATCGAGGGCGCGATCCGAACCCGGAAGTGGCAAGATCAGAGCGGAAACGATCGCTGGTCGACCGAGGTCGTGCTCAGCGGTTTCGACGCAAAGCTAATCATGCTCGACAGCGCCGGAGGCGGGGGTGGTGGCGCAGCGAAGGGGCAAGAGGAGGCATATGGCGGGCTTCCAAACCCAGCGCCGCGCAATGATCTCGACGATGAGATCCCGTTCTGATGGCGCAGATCGACATCACAAAGCAGCGCACGGGCATCTTCGTTCATGCCCTTGCGGATGCCCAGCCGGGCGACGAGATCATCTATCACGTCGGCGAATATGCGGGCGGGTGCCACAAGCACGACGCGGCCGCAGCGGCGGAGGCAAAGCTCTGCCTGCTTTACCAGCGCCGAGCTGGAAAGCTCTTTGCCTATATCGCCCGGAAGCCGCTCAAATGAACGCGTGGCGCGAGGGCGACGCGATCGGTGTTGGCGAGGTTTACTTGCCAACGCAGAAGATCCGGGACGCTTATGGCAAGGCGTGCCGGGATGCGCAGATCGACAGCGCAGCGGCTCACGCGATCGAGCTCTCGACGCTCTCGGCGCGACGGGAGTTCATCGAAACCTATCCGGCGGCTCGGCGCGACGCGCTCAAGGCCCGGATCAAGACACTTTGGGAGAAGAAAAATGTCACTCTTTTTTAAGCGAAAGACGCCGGATCGGATGGTCATCCGGGACGTCCAATCCGAGGCTGTTGGCGCGATAATTCAAGGCGCGCAGAGCTTGCCGTCCAAGCGGTTCACCGCAGCGGTTTACACTGCGCTGCTCGACCATCGGGACGTTTCGGTCGCCGAGCTCGACGATCTGGCAAACAAGATCTCGCGGCTGGCTTGGACGCGGGGTCGGAGATGAGCGGGCTGCACCCAGACTACGGGCTCACCGACGAGCTTCGCCTCGCGGCGGTCCGTGACGCCGAGCGGCTCGGGATCGAGCGCGCCGCAGAACTGCACCGCGTATCGCGACCGAGCATTTACAAATGGCGTAAGATCTTTGCGGCGCAGATCGAGGAGGGCCGAGCATGAGTGAGCCCTCGCACGAAGCGCAACAAGTCTGCATCCATCTCAAATGGGGGTGGCTCCCCGTGGTCATGGTCCGGAAGTCTCGCCCAGAAGGTCTCGGTAGTTGGGGCTGGGGGCGGTGGCGCATGGCTAGTCTGGGGCAGGTTGTCCAACTAAACGCTTTACTGGTGCAGACATGGATAGATTGAGCATGACTGACGACCAAGAACTGATCGCACGGCTGCGGGAGGGTGCAACGTGGGACGATGATATTGCCGCCGCCGACCGCATCGAAGCCTTAGAAGCAAAACTGGCGAAGGTGGTGGAGGCGTTAAAAAACTTAACCGATTGCGTTGATGATGGGTGTTTTTGCTCAGAGATGCAGATGGCATCAGCAATGGACATCGCCCGCGCCATCCTCGCAGAGAACAAAGGAGAGAGCCATGACTGACGCGCATCTCACCGAGGCCGTGGTCCGGCGGATCTTGCAAATGGTGGTCGAGAAACAAACGCAGGCGAGCTTGGCCGACCATATCGGCGTCTCTCGCAGCTTCTTAAACGAGGTCATCCGAGGATCCCGCCCGCCCACAGGCAAGATCCTCGACTTCCTGAACCTCGAGCGCCACGTCATCTACACCAAAAAGGGAGAGAAAAAATGAACCGATCTTTTGGCCCGGCGATCATCGTCGACGCGGAGACAAACGAGATCAAGCGGATCCACTGCCATTGGTGCATCTTCAACCGGCCGCGCGGCAAAAGCCGGGTCTGCGACCACGCAGAGGCGCGCGAGATCGAGCCAGAGGTCACGCCGGATTGGTGCAAGATGAAGCAGGACGCGCTCCGCGACGCGAGGGATATGATCGCCGGAGTGAAGTTCCGCGTCATCCGTTGGTCTGGCCGCAAGACCGACGAGCCGCGCGAGCTCTACGCTGGGATCCCATCCGAGGCCGCGCGGCAGTTCCGCATTGCGGCGCGCGACGCAAAGCGCGGCACGGTCCGGCTTGAGGACGGCAGCGGCAAGACAATCGAAATGTGGCCGGAGGCAAAAGCATGAACGACCACCGCGTCGTCGGGATCCACCCGATCTATCGCTCCGGCTCCGTCCGGCGCTGGCACGCGAACCCGGACGTCCCGGCCCAGACCCTCGCCGATCATCAAGGCCGGGTCGCGCAGATCATCTTGTTCTTCTGGCCGGACGCCTCGCCGGATCTGATCTATGCCGCGCTGCATCACGACTGCGGCGAGCTTTACGTCGGGGACGTCCCGGGTCCGATCAAGGCGCAGAACACCGCGCTCGGCTTCTCCGTCTCGCAGGCCGAGAAGCAATCCCGAGCCAAGATGGGGATCCGGCCGATCGAGGAGAAGCACCCGCATCTCCGCTTTGCCGATCATCTCGAGGCTTACACCTACGTCGCGCTGCGGAACCCGCACGTCCTCGTCGAGCCGGAGTGGATCCGCGTGCTGCACGAGCTGGGCGCGATTGCCGCGAACCTCGGCGTCGCTGATCGCCTCGCCGAGTGGTGGCAGAGGTGAACGCTTGCGAAAATTGCGCGAGACGCATATGATTTCGGCAGAAGCTCGGATCAGATCCGTGCGATCGTGGGGAGAAGCATGAGCCTAATTTTCGAGAACTGGCCGATCGAGCGGCTTGTCTTTTACGCGCGCAACCCGCGCAAGAACGACCACGCCGTCGATAAGGTCGCGGCCGCGATCCGCGAGTTCGGCTTCCGCGTCCCGATCTGCGCGAAGAGCGACGGCACAATCGTTGACGGGCACCTGCGCCTCAAGGCCGCGAAGAAGCTCGGGCTTGCCGAGGTGCCGGTGGTCCTCGCCGACGATATGACCGAGGCGCAGATCAAGGCGTTCCGGCTTAGCGTCAACAAGATGGCCGAGCTGGCCGAGTGGGACACCGAGCTCCTCGCGCTCGAGATCCAAGACCTCGAAGATGTAGGCTTCGACATCGACGTTATCGGTTTCGACGCAAGCGAGCTCGCGTCATTCTCGAATGACCCTTCGAGCGACGTCGACGCGCCAGACGGCTTCGGCGAAGCCGACGAGACCGAGCTCGCGCACACATGCCCTAAATGCGGGTTTGAGTTCGATGGCTGAGTACACGATCCCGAGCGTCGCATCTCTTCGAGAGCAGACGGATCATGGCAACCACAAGTTCGAGGTCGTCTCTCTCTTTGCGGGAGGAGGTGGATCTTCGACCGGCTATCGCATGGCCGGTGGCAAGGTGCTCGCCGTCAATGAGTTCATCCCGGAAGCGGTGAAAACCTACAGCGCGAACTGGCCGACGACGAAGATCCTACCCGGCGATATTCGCAAGCTATCGGGGCAAGAGATCCTCGATCTGGTAGGCAAGAAGCAAGGCGAGCTCGACATTCTCGACGGCTCCCCTCCCTGCTCCGCTTTTTCGACCGCCGGGAGCCGAGATAAGGGCTGGGGCAAGTCGAAGAAATACTCCGACGCATCGCAAGAGAACGTCGAGGATCTTTTCTTCGAGTACATCCGGATCCTGCGAGATCTAATGCCAAAGGCGTTCATCGCCGAGAACGTCAGCGGCTTGGCGAAGGGCGTCGCGAAGGGATACCTGAACCAAATCCTCCGAGATCTCCGAGCGTCGGGATACCACGTCGAGTGCAAGGTTTTAGATGCTCAATGGCTCGGCGTCCCACAGAAGCGATCGAGGACGATCTTCGTCGGGATCCGCCAAGATCTCTGGAAGGCTGAGATGGCGAGAAATCTGCATCCAAAGCCAACAGATAGCAGGCCGACGCTCGGGCAAGCGTTGTCCGATCTCCTCCTGAACGATGAAGACAGAGCCGATACGAATATGGAGAAGTATGCCGTCTATAAACAGCTCAAACTCCTAAAGCCCGGAGAGCAGAGCAAGAAATACTTCAACCTAATCAAATCAAGGCGGGACAGTGTCGCCAATTGTATCACGGCAACGTGCGGCAATATCGGAGCGGCGAAGGTCTGTCACTGGGACAATCGAGGCTTTACGGTCGCCGAGGTAAAGCGGATCATGTCCGTGCCCGACGACTACGTTCTGACAGGTACATACCAGCAGAAAGTCGAGCGGCTCGGCAGGATGGTTGCGCCCTTTATGATGAAGGCCGTCGCCGAAAATCTACTAAGTCTGGGGGTGCTTCGTGAAAGTTCCAGCTGAAGGCGAGTGGTCATTCGACGCAGACGGCGTCGCAGATGCGTTTGACAGTCACGTTCGGGAGCAACTTCCGTGGTATGATCTTGCGACCGATGCGCTCCTTCACATCGCGCGTCACTACATCCCGGAGAACGGTTTAGTCTATGACATCGGAGCATCGACCGGAAACGTCGGTCGCGCGATCAAAGACATCCTCGACGATCGAGGCGCAAGGCTCGTCGCGATCGAGAAGTCAGAGCAGATGTCCGATCGGTACACTGGTCCGGGCGAGCTTATCACCGCAGATGCGATCGACTTCGACTTCGAGCCGTTCGACTTCGCCGTCAGCTTTCTCGCGACTATCTTTATGCCCGTCAGCAAGCGCAGAGCTCTCGTCGATAAGCTGCTCAAGCGACTAAACGACGGCGGCGCGATCGTGATGGTCGAACGCATGGAAGCGGGCGCGGGCTATATCTCGACGATCAACGCAAGGCTGACATTGGCAAACAAACTAAAGGCCGGAGCGCTGCCATCTGATATTGTCGCGAAGGAGCTAAGTCTCAGCGGCGTTCAAAGGCCTATGTCGAGACACGAGATGCCAAAGCAAGCAGTCGAGTTCTTCAGGCTAGGGGACTTCGCAGGATGGATAATCGAGAAATGAAACCGCCTCGCAAGAAGACCGGACCGAAAGGCCCGTCGAAGCCGATGACCGAAAAGGAGCTGACCCAGCTCATTTCGATGATCCGGATCCACTGCACCCGCGACGAAATCTGCTCAATTCTGGGCATGTCCGACACCACGCTCAACCGCCGGATCGCCGAGCAAGGGATCCCGGGCGTCGAAAATTTTGAAGCCCTCTATCAAAAGCACGCAGCCACCGGGAAGGCGTCGCTCCGCCGGATGCAGTGGAAGTCGGCCGAGGACGGCAACGTCACGGCGCAGATCTGGCTCGGTAAGCAGATGCTCGGGCAGACCGATCAGGTGAAGCAGCAGGTCGAATTGACCGCGCGC